CTACTTTTTTAAATAAATCCGGTGAACGTAATCCGCATTGCTACTGATATAGCCTTTAGCGTACTTCAGCTTTAAATGGGTGATCTTACCAGCTTTGACCGCCTTAGCCCACATCCGTGAGCCTTTCATCAGACGCTGTTTGCTTTGCGTGTCTTTGCTGAAGTTCTTCTTTTTGTAGATCCAGACGGGAGAAGTCACTTCATACAAGCCAATTTTTGGTGACTTATAGTAATTTGGCTTAGCAACCATTTTACTGCCAGAAAGTGAGCCATCAAAGTCATACGAAGCATCAACCTTTAGTCCTTTAAAATCATCGGTAAACTGCCAACTATTTGCGTTGGCTACCCCAGGCTGCGAAACGCCATAGGCAGCTACCCAGATATGCTTGTCAATAAGTTCCGATCGCTTAATTCGTCCAGAATTGAACCAGGAACCGCTGCCGTAGGTGATGACATTTTTATAACCGGCATTGATAAGATAGCGCAAAAAGACGTTCACTTGGGGAGTTGTATTGTAGGGCAATCCGGATGCTTCAACATCAATTGCTAGAACTGTTGACTTATCCAGCCCAAACTTCCTGACCCAAGCCAAAAAGTACCGCGCTTCTGCTGTCCCATTTCCATGAAAGAAGTGGTAAGCGCCAACTGCACCAAATACTTTATAGGCATTCGTCACTTGGGCGGATGCTTTCGGATTCAAGTAGTTGGTGCCCTCAGTCAATTTGACCATAGCAGCATCAACTCCATGAGCTTTAAAAGTTTTGAAGTATGAAACTGATGATCCTTGGTAACTGGCAAGATCAATTACAATTTTAGGCATTCTGATCACTCCCTGAATTTGCTACTGATTGGATGGTTTGAGGTGCTTGAGAAGCGGAGTGTCCTACACCTTCAGGTTTGGGTGCGGATGATTGTGCGACTGGTGCTGCAGAGCTTGCCGATGTTTGTGGGGTGGCCGAATTTTCGGCTGTCTCAGTTGGCTCTGGCAAAGTCTGTGGCTGGTGATTATCATAGCCGAGTTTCTTGAATTGCTGATAGGCTGCTTCAACGATTGAGTCAACAATTTCCGGAGTTACCCAGGTTAGCCCAAGTTGTGCCGCAAAGTCAGCCACATCTTTGTCGGCCGCCTTTTTCCGGTCAGATTTGGATAATCCCGCCAATGTGGCAAACTTGGTAACAGTCGTTAGGGCGAAATCAGTCAACTGGTTGATTTGTTTATTTTTGATATGAATCTTTAAGTATGGTTGGACTTGCTTCACGACCACAATAATCAGAGCCACCAATGCGGCTAGAATGCCGGTACTTTGAAGCCAGCTAAAAATATCACTAATCTGTTTAAAAATTTGCATAATATTCTCCTCCTAATGTAAGAAATGAATGAGTTGTTGTAGAATCAAATAAATAACGGAGCTTGAGCCAATCGCAATCGTGACTACTTTCCAAAGGTTCTGACGATTGATGACTTCCATCTCGTTTTTATGATTTTCACTTTTCTCGTCTCCACGGATGACGGCTTCCAAGATACGGTTGTTTTGTTCCCGCAAATATTTGTTGCTTTCATCGACACTTTTTAAAGTGTCAGTCATTTTATTGTTAAGATCAGTAATCCGACGTTCGTGATCCGATAATTCTTTGCCATGTTTCAATAACATTTGATGATCCTGATCGCTTAATGGCATGGCCTCACTTCCCTTCTATTTTGGGATAAAAGAAAAGCCATCTATTTTCATAGACGGCTAATTTGCATATATTGTTATGCTAATAATGTTAACTGATTTGTGTACCCGCTTCTAAAGTATTATCCAACTTAAAGATGTGTTCCACATCAATAATGACCACTGCTGCACGTGGAAAACGTTCAAAAATTTTCGGGGGTAAATACTTTTTAGATACGGAATCATTTTCATAAATCCGAGCTGTTCCTTCAAATCGAAAGCCCTTCTGAGCCTCTCTATCAGCCACTGCTACTGCCGCATAGTTGTTTTGCTGCAAGTTGTGATAGGCATGTCGAAAGGTATGCTCAAAATACAAAAGATGTGAATCGTCCAGTACATGTAACGATCCTTTAGGACCAACTTTAGGCACTCCATTCTCATCCGCAGTTGCTAGAAATGGTAATTGTTTTCCAACCATTTCTTTCATCTCTTCAGATAAAATAGGCATTATATAAGTCTCCTTTCCCATATAAGAATTATTGCGTACTCCCAGTGTATTTGCGAAGTGTAAACTGTGTCAAGCATTTAACCTAATACTCGTTTACAGTAGGAATTGCTTCTGAAACTTATCTGATTCAGAACTGTTTTTGGGCAAAACAAAAGCACCTATCCGTAGATAGATGCATTTTCATATACTTTTAGGGGATATATGAAAAACTATGAATATATCTAGAGGTATATATTCTGGGGGAATATACACTTGAGGGGTATGAATAACAACAGTGAATGCGCTGTTATCCACGTGAAATATTGTAACATACTTTGCAAAAATTGAATACCCGATCATCGGTATCAAGTGTTACATAATAAGTCATAAAAATATCCTTCTTTCTAATTATTAACTAGAGAATCATAAACTGCATAGCAATATTGCTTACCAGAATCTGCCTCAGTGGCTATTCTCGATGCGCCACTGCCCTCATAATCGTCGCCTAGCTCAATGCTAGATCCACTAGCCACCATAGTAGATCCTACTAGATTATATGGATTTTCTAAGTCATTTATCCAGCCTTGAAAATATCCGTGAGCACTAGATAATCCAGTAATAACACTCGATAGGTCAATGATTTTAGTTCCCTTCGTGTACGCCTTAAGTGGAACTTGGGCATTCATGATAAAGTAAATATATTTATTTGCTTGATCAATTTTAATTAAAATTTTTCCTTGGTATATTCCAGATGTGCCAGATAGATCTAATTCACGCCAAGCACTTTCTTTAACGCTTTTCAAATCGGCCATAGTAGCGGCCTGATTATCCCCCTTATCTTTCGAGGCGTCCTTAATAGTGGGCGCAATACTGAATGTCTGTGCAGCTGTAAATGTGTTAGCCTGTCCCGTTCGTGCAACGTCACTTGGTACACCGTCTTTAGTGATGTACGGATTGCCTGTTTTCTTATCAATTGGGGCCGTATCGAAAGTATTTTTACCGGTGTACTCTTGATCTTGCCCTGTTCGTGCTAGGTCAGACGGCAAACTGCTTGCTAGTAATAACGGATTATTTTTAACAGTTGGAACGGTATCAAAATTGTTAGCACCAGATAGGTGGGCTACTTTGGAATCGTCTGCTACTTGCATCCAAGAACCCCAACCAGACCCCAAAAAGAACTGTCTCATGGCTTTTATATTATTTCCAGTAGCTATTTGATATACTGAATTTCCATCACCAAGTACTACCAATTGCCAATACGAGGAATTAATAGACATAGACGGATAATTAATTGTAGTTACATTATCAAATCTGTAGTTACCACTATTTATATAATTATTGAAATCTAGGCCATAAGGTTGAGAGTCATTCTGATCAGTATCAAATGGATGAATATTATGACCATTTATTTGTATTGTACCATCATGGTTATCATGTACTACCTTACTGTCATCAGCAGGCGTATAACCAATTTTATCTTGTTTAGCATTAACTTCTTCAATTCCGGCTACATCACTAGCTGGTTTACGCATATCAGCTGCATTAACTTTTTTATCCAGTTGCTGATTAACGTCAACTGTCTTGGCATAAGGCTGTAATGCCTCAGCTAAATCAGTATCTGAAACATAAATGTCATCTGAATTAGTAAAAGTGATATTACTGGTATTGCTAATATTCACTTTGTATGAATAAGTAACAGCTTGCGGGGTTACACCATCATATTCTGGCAAGTAATTAGGATTAGGGGATACCGTAATTCCATATAATATCTCATTGCCTGAATCATCTTTAGCATAAACAGCATAAGTTTTAACATAAACGCCATCAGTTAATGCTTCATTATTACCAGTTGCTCGAATTCGAGTTTCACCAGTGTTATTATCCAGAGTAACTTCTGGATTATTAACCACAATTTCTTGTGGCGTAACTGTAGTTAATGCTTTTATCTGGTCATCAGTTAGTTGATTATTATTCATGCTGGAAAAAACAATTTTGCTAAAAGTAATTTTAGTTTGACCAGCATTAACTTGATCAATTAAATTTTTACCTGCATTCGTTAAGATTCCTACGTTTGGCGTTGCCAATTAAACCATCTGCTACTGATAACTTATAAAAAGTTATAGATTTTTCTTGCTTCATCCTGTCCTGCCTCGCCAAAAGCTCGCTACTACAGTTGATGTAACAGTCCACAAGCGTTAATTCCCGACTAGCCATCGGTACATACTTTGAAGCCTGTTTAGTAGGCTAATTCAAAGTTTTCAGTATCCCTAATGTTAAGGGCGGCATTAATATCTCGGTCTTCAACATAATGACAATTAGGACACTTGTATACTCGGTCAGCTAAGCTTAAATCAGCTTTCTTAAGTCCACAATGGTGACAGGTTTTCGAAGTTGGCTCAAATCTATTGACCAAATGAACAGGAATTCCTAATTGCTGACATTTAGCAATCAGTTTAACTCGGAAATTGTAAAATCCTTCTTGAGCAACTGCTTTAGCCAAATGCCGATTTTTCATCATGCCTTTAACATTCAAATCTTCAATCGAGACATACTGTGGTTTGGTTCTCACCACAGTAGCAACAATCTTGTTTTGATAATCAACTTGGATGTTATGGAGACGTTGATGCAGCCGTTGCATTTTCAGCCGGGTTTTGGCTAGGTTTAAATCAGTAGCAGATTTTCCTTCTTTCTGTTTTCTAGCCTTAAATGCAAGGTACTGACGTGATTTCTTTCTTTGCATCCGTTTTAAACGTTTCCTGATTCGCTTAACTCGGTTACTTTTATTCTTATTGGGTTGAATAGTTTTGTCACTTAAAATAACAAATTCTTTAATCCCAAGGTCAATCCCAACTGGATTGCCATTTAACTCTGGATGCTTAGTATCTGGTACCTCAACTATACAAGTTACATAGTATCGGTTAGCCTTCTGCTTTACTCTGCCTTCCTTAATAACGGCATCTCGTGGTATATAGCCAAATTCCTTGAATCTAACCCAACCAATTTTGGGAAGTTTAATTCGATGACGCTGAAATTCAATGGGCTGTTTTTTACCATTAGAACAAAAGTAATAAGAGCCTTGACCTCGTTTAAAGCTTCTAAATTTGGGATAACCATGCTTATTCTTAAAGAAACGTTTCATTGCTCGGTCAGCATCAATAAATGCCTGTTTAGTTGACTTAGCATAATACTTTTTAATCCAAGCATCATCAGGGTTTTCTTTTAGATACTCATTGTTAAACCACTTGCTAAATTCATAAGCGTCCATATACCAGTAACCGTCTTGATAACGTTGCTTGTTAATATCTAAGAATAGGTTATACGCCCAGCGGCTTGCTCCTGCACAACAATCGAACAACCATGCCTGATTGCAGGTTGGCTTTAATTCAATTTTGTAGGTGGTTAACATCTTTATCATCACCTACTTTATTTTTGTATTTTCTAAGTCCATAAACTCGACAAGAAAATACATGAATAATTGAAATTAAATCTTGAACAATTTCAGCTTCTGGAGAGAGCTTCTCATTATTTACCACAACTATTTGAGTACCAAATTTTTCACAGAAAGATTTAAACCAGTCGAATCCAAATCGAATGAACCTGTCAGGATAAGCAATATAAATCGTTCCTATTTTGTGATTCATAACGTCATCAAGCAGAAAATTCCACTTTTTGCGCTTGTAGTTTAATCCACTACCAATGTCAGTAATCACCTCTGAAACAATGATTCCTTTGGCATTAGCATACTGCTTCAAAAACTCAACTTGGTCTTCCAAATCATCTTTCTGGTTTCGGGTAGAGACCCTAGCATAAATTACGTTTACATGATTATCTTTTGGCTTTGCATTAATCGCTTTCAAATAATCAGCCTCTGTGTAAAACCTTTGGTTTGATACAGTACGTTTAGCTGGAAGCTTCCCGGATTTATCCCAATTTCTCAATGTTGTAGTTGTAACACCTAAACGCTTTGCCATTTCTGATGGCTTCATAATATCACCTCTACAACATTATAACATTTTACAGGCTTTTATACAAAATTATATAGAAATGTTAATCATTTAAACCATCTCCTTAACAGTAATTTGTGGATAGGACTGGGCATGAACTCCTACATAAAGTTGGTTGTTAACTGTCGTTGCATACTGCAGATCCTTTAATAAATATTCTGGTGGCAGCATTGACTGAATAGCATTGGTTAAAATTTTACGTTTAACTTCTGCCTTGTCACCTGAATTAAAATCAAAGGGAATATTGGTCACTTCGACTTCTTCTGGATTATCGGTACCGTTAATGTCGAACACATCTGTGCCAATATTTAAAACCGTCGCAATCAACATTTTTAAATCATTAGTTGTAATGCCCATATGGTTCTTCAATAATTGTAAACGAACTTGAAATCGTAAAAAATCATCATCATCATCTAGCCGATTGATGCCATAGTCCAGGGCAATATCTGTTAATGTTTGCCCGCTGGCATTATTTAACAAAGCCTGATCTGATATACTGAGCAAGTCATTTTTGTGTTCATTAAGAAGATCAGCGATCAAATTTAATAAGTTTTGATTATTTGATTCATCTTCCTGATTCATAATCGCCGGAAACATTGAAACCAACCAGTTCCGTAAAGCACTATCAGATAAATCCGTTTCGGTTTGATACATTTAGCATCCCTCTTTAGTTTTCAGCCACGTTAATCGTAATATTGTCAGAACTGATAACTGCCAATTGAAAATCACTGACACTAATATCCGTTTCTGCCAATGTATTAGCAATTGTACCTAATTTAACAGCAACATCAGTCACACCAGCAGGCGAATATCCGGGCCCAAATAGTTTTGAATAAAGAACTTTATCACCCATATTGAGAGTATCAAAGTAATTTAAGATATTAGTCTTAATGATTTTTGGCCCATTATCAGTATCAAAAACCGTACTGTTAACATTCAAATCCAATTCAACATAAATTGGTACCGTCTCAGCCCGATCAAACGAAACGGTATATTGACGGCCACCTACGTCTGTTGCCATACCAATTACGGAGCCAATAGTTTTAGTTTGCGGCGGTAAAACATCAAAGAATCTTTGAGAAATTTGGCTATCATCACCGCCAATTACGTAAAGATGAACTGATTTAGGAGGATTCCCATGGCTATCTGTATTCATTGTATTATTATTGACCAAACGAACATCAGTTACTCCAGTTAGATTTTTAATGGCAGTTTGAATGCCATTAGGCGTACTATTCTCAGCACTTTTACGATTATCTAAAATTCGTTGCCGTAGCGCATCATCAGTTTCTGCATCCGTGCCACCTGTAGCTGCTTGCTGGTTAGTAACTGCATAAAAACCGTCAATTGAATTAACTGGATTAACAATAGTGGCCGGCATAACATTTGAATCTGTCCCAGTATCTGTGGCTACCGCTTGAACTGTTTGCCGGCCCAAAGGATTGCCATCATCATCAATCAGTGACTGAGTATTTCCACCACTATCAACATATGTTGCTTGCTTAGTAATCATAATATCTGCCAAGGTTGAAAATAGTTGACCATCTGGGGTAGAAAATTGTGTCCCTTCTGGAATAACAGTTGGCGAATCTGGATCTACATAACCATCAATTTGCAAATAAACATAAGCATTAGTTGCCGGTTTACGGTAAACACTAAGCTCAGCTGCCAAATCATCCAGATTTGCTCCAGAACTTTTCAAAACAAAAAAGGAGTTATAAACCCCCTGGGCCAAACTTTCCAGCGTGTCATCAACTTCTGATAAAATGCCAGCAATCATTCCTGGCGTCTGCTCATCATCTAAATCAATGCCATCGCCAAAATATTTGACAAACAAAGCATTGATATTGTCTCTTAGATCATCTAGTTCAGGGCGATCATATCCATTAGCTGTTAGTGGCATCATCTTCATCTCCTTGATCATCGACGCTAACACTGCTCGTGACAGTTTCACCAGTTGTAAGGGTAACCGTTGCTTCTAGTGAAGTAATCCGCTGTTGTTGATTAGCTTCGAAATTAGTAATTTCAACTGAATCAAAAGTGTCGGGCCATTGTTCTTGCAGATAGTCAGATAAAATCGACTGAATAATCCCTTGGTCATCTGCATTAGCAAGTAATTCGTTATGATCAAGACCAATGTCTTCATTCCAAAGCAATTCAGCAATATTAATGTTCAATAGCAAACTGAGTTTCTGGGCAATTTCATCATCATCTTCGACCATATTAAAAGCACCAGTGTTTGGGTTAAAATCCAAATCACCGGTGCTGTCTAATCCAAATGCAATCATGGTTCAATCACCGCCTCAATCACCGCATCTTGTATCGAATGCATTCTTTTAGTATCGAGTTTATAGTTGTTTTTGCCAGACCAATTGTCCATCTCACGATCACAAAAGCCAACCCAGACAACCGAGCTAATTGCCATTGGTTTATAACCATTGAGATTAACATTTTTATTGGTACAAATCTTTTTAAAGAAGGTGTCCATTTGCCAAACTGACGCAGGAACAACAACTTCGGTTAAAGCTGCTCGTTTATCACCATCTGATTGAAGTGGTAGTGGTTGAACATCACAACGATGATGAGCCTTATCATATGAAATCACCCGTCCGATTGTGTGACAATTAACTTCTGATTTAAAAAATTCCAAAAATTCATTTTTCAAAAAATTTGATTGCTTATTTTTAGCATCAATTGCAACTTTTCTTTTCTTAGGCATAAACTACCACTTCCATTTTATAAGAATCCTGGTCATGAGTATGATCAACACTTTTTACTCTTTTAAGACCAGTAAGATTGGTCGACTTCACATAAACTGCCGACCCTGCGCAAACCCGTGGGTCATCAAAGCATTCTAAAGTCCATGTCGGCTTACCGTCATCATCACTGTTATAGGTTGGCTCTTGTGTCAATCCATGATGCATCGTGAGATATAGATGTTCATTATAAGGATTAGGCTTAACACCATCATCGATATATAAAGCACCTTTACGATAATAAACCGTGCTCCCGCAATCCTTTACAATTGCTTGAATTGCTGCTAAGGGCTTGGCTGATAGCGTATATCCTTTTTTGAAAACATGATTTTTCTTTAAATTAATTGCTGAAATTTCAATTTTTGCCTCACGTTTAATCCGATCAATAATTTGGCTGGCTTTAGTTCCTTTTTTGAACGTAATGTTAACCTTGCTGATCTTTCGTTTTTTATATGAAATTGATTTTCCGTTACTGGCTTTAACGGTGTGAGTTACCATTTTCGAACCATTAAAATTACTGTAAAGGCGCTTATCCTTTGAATAATCGCGCCCTTCCTCGAAGGTTATCTGGGTTTCCTTATCCATGCCACTAGGGGTCTCCGGAGAAATTTGTGTGATCGTGCCTTCGGTTAATTTACCATAGAGATCAGTTGGCCCACTGTAAACAATAATGTGATCATTTTGATTAATCTTGGCTAAATGAGCTTTTGATAAATTAAACAGGGTTACTGTACAGGTAGCAGGACTGCCACCATCATCAGAAGGAATATCATAATTGATCGGTACGTTATTTTTTTCTGAGAGTGTTAGCTTGTTACCATTATGGTTAATAACTAAAGTAGTTGAATATCCCCAATAGTAGCCCTTGCTTGTAGTTTTTTCTGCCATTAATCCTCACCATCCGGAATATCATCAATACATAACTGCACGGTATCACCTAAGTTTCCAAGATCAATCTCATCTTCATTCCCTGACTCATCCATTGGAATAATCGTTTCAGCTGGAAGTCCTGGAGCATTTATACCCTGCCATAACGGTTGGTTTAAAGTTGCCACTTCTCCAAGCCAGATTGGTGTACCGTCGAGTTGATAAATATCTACCGTAAGTGACTGATCAATTTCATTCCACTGGAATCCAAATAAATAGCTTCCCGAGTCTAAATCAATCTCTTGCTGATAAGGAATGTCAGCAGGTGATATTGGAATATAGTCATGTACTGGCATTATTCATACCTCACTTTCGCCCCAACTGGGATCGAAGTGGCTGGCCACTTATTTAACTTTTCCAACTCAGAAACTTTTACTCCCGTTTTTTGTGAAATCGACCAATAGGTCATCCCTGTTTTAACGGTTACCGTTTTATGAGTGGTTTTCTTGGTGCCACTTTTTTTAGTGCTTGACGACTTAGTCTTTTTCTTTGATTTCTTTTTGGCATAATCAATTTTGGACTTCATCGCATACGTAAAAGTTAGTGATAGTGCCAGTGAGTTCTTGTTACCTGTCGTGTTAGCTGTTTTACCAACAGAAGACAGGTAAGCGTGTGCCCACTTAGAAAAGCCACGAACGGTAACCTCAACGCCCTTTCGAGCCCAGCCTTGTAAGATTTCAAATTGTGTGTCTAAATCACTCGTTTTGCCAAATAAATAATACGTTCCTGATAACTGTTTGGAACTTCGAACGCTGTAATTAGTTCGAGGATCTGAGTTGTCTACTTCGTTAGTCGGAACATCCTGATCGTTAGTTTCAGATGGATCTGATTCACCTAAGATAAAAACTCGACTAGTCATTGCGTCTGCTCGCTGAATTGTTGTTAGTCCATTAAGATACACATTCTTATGTATCTTATATTTTTTCTTGGCAGCTGCAATTTTATCGTTAATTTTAGATCGATTTTGAGTTTGTTTCTTCTTAGTTTCCGCCTTTTTCTTAGCAGTATAAGCATCGTGATAAGTCTGATAAACCTTCTTATCCTTTGTCTTTTTTGCGTTAATATCATCAATTTTTTTCTTTTCAACACTAATTGCATGATTGGCTTTTGTGCGAGCTTTTAACTGCTTTTGATATTCAGCAGTATTGGTAAGCTTAGTAATTGATTGATAGACTTCTTTTTTCTGTTTAGTTAGGTCTTTAATGGTTGACTCAATTGATTTTTTCTTAGAAGATTTCTTGGTTTTGCTCAATAATTTCTTCTGCTTATCAATTTCATCTTGTTTGGCATTATAGGCGTCTTTAAGACTGTTGTACCCATTTTGCTTTTGCAAATATTCATCGTAAGTGTCCAATTTATCTTTGGCCTTATCAATGGTACTTTTAGCATTATCAATTTGATCAGCATCTTTGCTGACAGTTGATTTCCATTCGGTTGATTTCTTTTGCAAATAAGTTAAAGTCTTGCCTTTAACAGAATGCGCTGCTGATTTTTTGGTCATACCGTAAGGCCTCCTTCATCATTTGAGCCTAGCAACTGACGCATTTTCTCAACGAGATCGTTATTACGTTTTTCAATCCGTTCATCAATTTTATTGATTGTTGAACTATCAGCATGGCCTTGAATAGTCAAATTAGTTCGAGCATCAATTGACACTTTTTTATTTTGACCATTGAAGATCTTTTCAGAAGCCTCATGTGGAATAACCGTGCCGGCTGTATCTGGTTTAAATAACTCCCAGCCTTTCTCGCCAACAATCGACAATTTATTTCTATTAATGCGACCGCCCTTAGCGTAGCCTTCGGGGCCAGAAACCCTTGCAAAAGCAGATGGGCCTTTACCATAAATATGTTTCATGTAGTTAATACCCGCTAAAAGATCATCGAATCCATTATATATTTGGCCATGTCCTTTGAATTTATAGGCATTAAAAGTCGAATCAATGGTTTGAACTAATCCTTTTGACGGATGACCGGCTTTAGCGTTTGAATCCCAGTTATTAATCGCCTTTGGATTACCATTTGATTCACGAGCAATGACCCGCATCCAGGCAGATATCTGAGATGGTGAAGCGCTAAAGCCATTTGCCTTTAAGGCTTTAACAACATATTTACGCCAGCGACTAACTCCATCACCAGCAGGGTTGCCATAATTTCCAGCAGTATTATCGCCAAACTTGTCAGCTAACTTAGACATAAACTTGAAGAATCCGCTGCCAACTTGTTTCTTAATGAGCGATTGAATACCACTAGAAGCTGATTTCTTACCTTTTGAGACAGTCTTCCTTGCTAATCCCCTAACCTCACCAAATAGTGGGCTATATCCTGGTACTGAGCCAGAAATTGAATGCATACCAATATCTGGATGACCATTAGGCGCAAATGCTGACCAATACTTATTTCCACCAGCAAAGACTCCAACGTGTTTACCGGGTCCCCAGAAAACCAAGTCACCCGGCTTAGCGTTTGAACGACTAATGTGCTTTGTTTTACCGTATTGAGCACCAGAAAAGTGAGGATAATCAATGCCAAAGGCGTGTTTTAGGGCATACATAACCAGTCCAGAACAATCAAATGTATTAGGACCCGCAGCACCCCAAACATATCTTTTGCCACGGCCATACTTTTCAACAGCGGCCAGTAGTCCGGTAGCATCACCGCCACTGCCTCCATCCAGATTAACCATCCCCCAAAGGGACTTCCACCAATTAGTAGCCGAGGATTTCATCTTACCAAAAAAGCCATTGGCAAAGTCTGATAAAACAGCACCCTTGCCAGATGGCTTTTTAAGCAGTCCAGTTAAATATTTACTTGGATCTTTGATGATTGACTTAACGGTATCAAATACTTTCTTAGTGGCCTTAACAACGCCACCAGCGAAGTTACCAATTGCTCCGAATCCTTTTTCAACACCGCCAACAACCGATGAGCCAATGCTCTTAGCGCCATTCCATAGGTTACCAGTAACTTTCTTGACGCCATTCCATAGTCCACCAGTAGCAAAATGCTGAATCCCATTCAGCGATAAGGCAAACTTTGTTTCAGAAGCGTTCAAAATTTCAGCGCCTGGTTCAAGCAATCGTTTAACATTAGTTCCTTTAATCAACTCACTCATACCATTAGGATGAACCAGCATTTCACGATTACCAGTTTCAGGTGAGTCATGGCCGTCATTTAACATTGCTAAAGTTGGTTTCGTAATCTCATGGCGTTGATTGCCAAGTATACCTGTACCATCAGCAAAGTGAACATAGCCAATCTTACCAATGGCGTCGCTCTTGCCACCAAACATGTGGATAACTCCATCAATCTTGTCGATACCAGCATTTAATACCTTAATCACATCGTTAATTCCGTTTGAAACATGTTTCGTAATTGATTTCCATAGATTGCCAAACCAATCATCAATCCCATTCCAGAAGTTTTTCCATCCTTTACCGATGCTGTGCCAAGCATTACTAAAGAAATCAACCATTTTTCCTAGTCTGCCGCCGGTTAGTTTATTAACCCAATCAAACCCCGTCTTAAATAGATCTTTAACATCGTTCCAAAGGTTTTTGGTTATCTTACCAATATCTTTACCAAGTCGGCGCCATTTACCAGTAAACACGTCAACAATTACTTGAATAAGTCTCTTGATAGTACGCCAAGCATCCTTAATGATTTTGGCCATATCCTTGAATAGCCAACCCCAACGTTTATTAACGTTTTTGACCAAATAATTAATATATTTACGAACGCCATTGGCTAGCTTTCCAAACCATTTAGTTACGCCTTTCCAAGCTTTCTTAGCCCATGAAATTAAACCGTTGACGAATTTACGGAACTTCTTGTTGTGCTTATATAATTCATACAAAGCTGCACCAACAGCAATAGCACCTGTGATAATTGCGATGAAAGGATTAGCTTTTAAGAAGTTAAACGCCAGCTTGAATCCTTTTCCGGTTGCAATGGCAGTAGTCTTAATGACTGATAATCCTTTAACTACACCTTTATAAGCAAGCTTAGCTGTCCACTTGAGGCTCTTACCGATTCCTTTAGTTGTGCTTCTAATAGCCTTACTGAATAAAGTTAGTTCATGTTTGCCTGTTTTGGGATCAATTTCTGGTTTAATAAACATCCTTGTCGTTTTGCCAACCATATTCTTAGCAAAGGATATTCCTTTCATAGCTTTCGATGTAGCCCAAATTCCAGCTAACAACTTACCAATATCCTCTAAACCTTTCTTATGGGTGGTAATACTTTTTAGCGCATCTGAAAAGCTATGAATCTTTTTGCTGTTACCAGCTAGTTTCCCTATCGGAGTCACAATGGCACTCAATCCTGAAACTAAGCCCTTAGCAAAACCAACCCCAACATCTTTAAGAATTTTGACAGTGTAATATAGGCTTTTAAAAAACTCTACTATTGATTTAGCATGATGAGCGATCGTGTTGGAAACATTAGTAACGCCCTTAGCAATACTATTCATCACATCATTAGCCAAATGAGGGCTTTCTTTAGGATTAAATACTTTAGCAAAAGATTGCGTAATAGTATTCAATCCTTTAGAAGCAGCTGTTCCAACTTTAGTAAATTCCTTTTCAGTCTTTTTGTCAGAAACCCACTTAGAGATTGCACCAAAGATTGGGTTTTTGGCCTTCATAAAAGGCTTTTCAAGTGCACCAAATAACGCTGCTCCTCGAGCAGACATAACTCGCTCCATCCCTGGAAGAGTCTTCATCATATTTTCAGAGGCTTCAGCATATTTTTTGCCCAATGAATTCATAACATTTTCGGCATCTTTGGCACTGATCTTACCAGCAGTCATATCCTTTCGCAATTGGCTCATTGTAAGATGGGAATTATGCATTGCCTTACGTTCATAGGCTAGTAGCTTTGATCCAAACATTGGCAACTGATCTGAAATCATGTTGAAGTCACCTAACTGCATTTTAGATGAAGCCATCATGTGTGTGAAGTTGAGCCCTAAGCGCTTTGTATTTTCAGCGCCCATGCCTAAAGTATCAGCCATTGTCAAAACAGACTTGGTCAGACGATCAGTTGGGCCTTGTTTGTCTAGGACGTGATAGAATTGCTGGTTCAACTCATTCACCAATCCAGCTGATTGACCAAAGGAAACTGACATGCTATTAATAGCTTTAACCATGCGATTACCTTTAACAGATGAATCAGTTAAAGTGTTCCATGTGGCATGCATAACTTGTTGCTCTTTATCATACTCTTCACCCGCTTTAAGTGCAGACCCTATTCCCGATTTCAAAGAATACCAAGTGTTAATTGCCGCATTAGAAATAAAGCTGGCCGTCACAACATCTCTCAAAAAATGAGTCCCCTTATGGACTTCATCAAATGTTTTTTTAGCTGAATCATGCAACTTATTAAATGAACCCTTAGACTCAGAAGATCCACTGCGTAATTTTCGAAACATTTCTTTAAATTTATTGCCTGATTGGTCAGACGATTTTGCCAATTTTTTAACTTCTTCAGTACTCTTATTAATATCGCTATTCAGTCCTGAATTCAGCTTGATTTTTTTGGCGGCATCACTCGTATACTTAAATTCTTGCTGCATTTTATGAACATTTTCAGTGACCTGGTTTGTTTCATTCTTTGCAGAATCCATACTGTGATAAACGTCTTGGACTGCATCACGAGTCTTTCTGACTTCGTCACTACTCTTACCACCAAAGCCACTAAAATTGTTTTTGAATTTGTCAGTAATTCGAGAGGCTTCTTTCATTGTCTCCAGGAAGTCATCCATCATGCTGTTAGCCCGTTTGAAATCATCCAGGCCATTCATGTTGAGATCAAGGCCAATACCCGCATGACGAACTTCTTTTGCTTCAGCCATTACTATTTGCCTCCTTTCTTACCAAACATTTCATTTAATATTTTAGCCATGCCATAATACACACCTTGAGCGATAACCGATTCTTTTTCTTGCCGAACTAATTTAGCTTTGGCTCGATTGAGAATATACTCATCTTGGGTCATCAAATTAATCTGATCTTCGCTAACTCCTAATTCAACTGACATAACCAGAAAATCTTTATTGATTTCTTTTTCTGCCAAATGGTCATCGATTTTGCCAAATTCATTAGCATATTTGGAATTACTTTGGTCGTAACGTTGTTGCAAGAAAGCGAAACGATTCCATCAAAATATTTAACAGGCCGTTTCGTGCTAACAACGTCCCAAGATATGATTGAGCCTCACTCAAAGCCGTGGCACCTAACCCAGAACCATGTCCACCAACATTCCAATACTTCATCTTGACGATTTGTGGAGTGCTTTCATCAGTACGCAGAACTTCCTTATCAAGAGAATCCAAAGTATCGTGCATATTGAGTGCTCCAGAAGGACGGTTAGTCATCATAAAGATTTGCAATGCCGTTCGGTAACCCGGAAAAACCATATTAATTTTTACTTCATCACCAGCACTGTTTTGCTTAACAATCGTTTTCTTATTTAGTTTTTCTGGTAAATCATGATTCAAGGTGCCGTAATTCAAATGTGGACTAACTAGGACGTTCTGCATCAATAGCTCAAATGCTTTACCGTAATCAGACGTGTCGTCGCCGACATTCATTAAATCCATGACTTGGGTAGCCACTCCAATACCTGGGTCTTGCAAAGTGATCTTTGTTGTGTGTTTTTTATCCTTATCGTCTGTCCATTCAACCGTTTTATGAATCTCGTTGCCCATTAAGGCTTCAAGCTTTTTTTCACTATTTTCCATTTTAATTTACTCCTTATGTAGAGGGCCACCGCAGCGGTAGCCCCCTGTTCCATTTTAATTTAAGAAAACATTGAATCGCCTGGCTGGTTACCAGTGTTTTGATAGTAACCAACTAATACCGTCCAAGCCAATGAATATGCTGCTTCATTACCCTGGTTAGCTGGCAAGCCGGCGAGTCGGCAGCCTTCTGCGGTAATTTTTTCACCAGTTGATGAATTAACAATATTCAACCCGAACAAATCATCAGCAGTTAATGGACCTTCTTCCATTAAATCGTGTTGAGCATGATACATATAGAACAGAATATCTGTCGTAGATGTTCCTGGGTAGGTGTTTAAGGTAAGCGTTCCAGTTTCATCTTCCGTATCAAAGAACATAACATTTGAATGGAAATCGCCTTGCATAGTAGTATCAGCATTTGTTCTCTGTGAGCTAAATGGTTCACCGTTTTGAAAACCGCCAAGCTCTTTAGATTGATTCTTCCACAGCAAATAAATGTGAAGGAAACGAGCCGAATATAGGTTAACTTCTTTACCATTGGATAATGTAATTGCCATTAGTTATTTCCCTCCCTTTACAAAGTCAAATCAAGTTTGGCATTAATTGTATTAATGTCATCAGCAATTTGAGTGTTCAAACTAAACCCATTATATTTACGGGCGGCAACGTCACTGTTTAACACGTTGGCTCGAGGAACACTATTAACGACAATCGCCGTGTACAGCACACCCATTTGTAATAGGCTTGTGCTGACGGCGTTGATAGTTTGTGTCATCTCTTTGATTGTTGCATCATTGTAAATTGGGAAATTTTTACGGTTAAGATATTTCTGCAAGTTAGTTTGCAATGTATCAATCACTAACTGAGTATGAACAAATTGATCAATGTAATTGCCAGCGAGTGCTTTACCATTTAACAGCATATAATCGCCAGCCTTATTAACGACCAAAGTGGCATTCAAGCCAGCAATTGTATCATAATCATCGGTTGTTAAATCAGCATCTGGTTCAAACTGTGAAAGATTACCAATATGCTGAAAATCAACTGGTAAGTTAGCAGCGGCGTACGCTACTGCCTGAGCAGCAGGGTAGCGATCCGTAGCTGTTTCAACAATTGCAGCAGTGTTGCCTAACTGGTTCTTTACTGTTTGATAGCCAGCAACATGAGTTGCTAACGTTTGCAGTGCGGTAACCGAGTTTGGCTGAGTTACCAACATAATTCTTTGGTTATCATATAGAAAATCAGAAAGCGCCTCGATCTCAGTCTCGGCTGCTCCGTCAAGTACTAAATATTTAAAACCATCAAATAGATGCTGGGTAATCCCAGCAACAATTCCCGGCGTTGTGGTAGCCGCAGCCGTAACCGTACCACCAGTAGTTGTTCCTTGAGATTGAACCCCTGAAGGTGTATTGGAATCCACATTAGGATATGCAATAACTTCAACAGGCCCATTAAAACCATTAACCTCGAACATAGCTGCTGCTTGAGCATAGACACCTGTGTTTTCTGCATAATCTGCCGATAAACTATCTAAGTCATCATAAATGTTGCTTTTGGTAGTGGCATCGGTATTTTTTGTAGCAATTGCTACTGATGGGGCGCTATTTGGATTAGTTAAGGCATGAATAGCAACAATGAAATGTACATCAGTTGTTTGTTTAACAATATCTGACACTATGATTCAGCTCCTTTTTTTATATTAAATTCTGGATTAACACTAGCAATATTTCCTGTTTGCGTCTGATCAGTGAAGTTGTCTTGAACTTCAAACGTATAATCAGCTCCCGCCGTAAACTGCCAATCAACATCTAAATATTGATCAACTGGTGGAATAGCATCACAGCCTTTAGCCACAATGCCTTTTTGAAGCAAATCATATTCGGGCTGCTGTAGAAAAAACAATTTTCGTAACTGATGCCCTAATGATTTAGCTTCCATTTCATCATTTGAAATAGCCTTAAATTGAACATGCAAATCAAACGTTTCGTTTTCCACATCGCTAAACAATACCCGTTCATAGTCATCGTAAATTTTATAGACAATGTATGGAGGTGCTGGTGCTTTATTATTAATGCTTTGTGGACGTACAGGAACCTTAGGGAAATATTTCTCAATCTCGGCAACTAAGGCCGCTGAGAAAGCATGATAAAAATCGTCACTCATCAGTACCAACCTCTTTTATCTGGTAGTAAGTCATTCCAGCGGATAAATCGTCCGCATGATTGACTACTTCATACTTCGACCCATTAGATCGTTGGACTATCGTTCCTTTAGGACAAGCTACCATATGAGATAACCAATATAAGGTGCCAACCGGCAATTGGCCACCATCTTCCTGGCTGTACGTCATGTTAGGGTTGGTTGTATTAGTTATTACTTCAGAAACGTGATAGACCACATTTGGCCCCAAAATCGGTTTCCCAAGATCATCCGTTTCACCAGTATCTTTCCCAATAACGGTAATAGTTAAGTCTTCAGCTAACTGATCGTTCATAAAAGCAAAGTTGTTAAAGTTCTGAAACGCCATGATTACTTACCAGTAGTTGCTTGACTATTAGTAGTTGAAGGAGCATCCGAGGCTTGTGTAGTGCTCTGATCACCCAAGCTTACGTCACCACCAACTTCTGTTGGTACCACTTTGACATTGCCAGGGGTTGATTCACCGGCAACGGTAAAACCCGGCACGGCAATAAATTGTCCTAAGAATTTTTGAGTATCTGGATCATAAAAAGCAGCATAATATTTTCCGTCGGGAATACTATCGCCAGCATCATAGCCAGTAATATGAACTACATAGGGCTCAGAAGCATTAGGTAAAAATGCAATATTATCTGGTGTTTCAGTTTTGCGTTCCGGTTTTACATAAGCTCCGTTATTGTCTTTAACAGCTTCTACAACAACTAATTCTTTACTCATAAAATCAAATCCTTTCTGTAATCCAATGAATGGAGTCGCGTAACTCACCCTTTTCAATCAATGGATCATCAAATCCTTTGTTCGCAATTGTTAATGGTGCATTTTTTGGTTCACTGAATTCTTTTATGGTTCGCTTAATATCTTCAACAACGGCATCGCCTAAAACAGGAAAAACGTCCTGATAATTTATCTCTCCAACAAATACTTTAAATGCCAAATCAGCAGCTAGTTCGGTCCAATTATCAAGATAGTGGTCAAACGTGTAACGCAAAAAAGGACGTGGTGGAATATGCACCTCATCCTTTAATATGAACATTACTCGCATTCCATAAGGTTGCGATTTATCTGGGACCGCCAAAACATGATTATGTGGTGGCCTGGGACGAAAAAGATTAGCAATATCTCCGGGCTTACGCCCTTTGGCTTCTTTAGTTGGAATGATTAGATACGCTTTATTCTTAGGCTTTATATCCGCACCATATTCGTTAACCAGAGCAATCATGTTTAAGTGCTGATTAGTCCATGGAACACCAATTGAAAGCCTAACGGTCTGTAATTTTTCCAGCTGTTCAATGCCACTGGTTAAATGATTAAAGTCCTCTGTCATTCTGTCCACACGGCTCCCATATCATCTGAAACACCATAATCATCAACTATTTGGTTATATTCTTGTAAATAGGGATCAACGCCATTGAAGTTAACCATAGTTTGGGTATTGCCAAAAGTACCAGCAGACTGAACACCACCATAGTTCATAAACCAGTCTGTATATAATAAATGACGCGTCCAGGAGATAATTCCCCTTGCTAACGCGTCATCACTAATTTGATCATGCTCAGCTTTTGCGATTGCATCATTAATTCTTTCAGTAATATGGTCATCACTGAAGCTTTGAAAAATTTTATAATCGCTTTTCACATCAGCAATTGTGGGTGTTTCAGCCATCGCTGATTACCTCCTATTTACTAGTACTGGATCCGCTGGTTGATGTCCCAGAACCGCTGGTTGATGTCCCAGATCCGCTGGTTGACGTACCTGAAGCTTTAGATTTAGGTGAATTAATAGTTGGGACAACATAATCAGTTCCAACTTTAAAACCATATTTAACTAATTGAATGTTACGTGGGTCATAGGATACTTGGAATAACGGTTTAGTTCCTGCTGCCAAATCAGCTAAATAAGTGTTGGGATTAGTTTGAGTCAGGTCAACATCTGTTCCGGCAACGTGGCAAGTAACTACTCGTTTTTGAATAATGGCTACCATGCCGCCCTTTTGAAATTCGTCACGTTGAACAACTAGGCCATTAGTCGGAGTAGCAGTTGCATAATCAATGGCTCCAGGGCCGAAGATGAGTGCATAAGTAGTTCCATCAGAAGCAACCGGAATACTATCATCTTGAACAATTCCCATGCCTTGGTACGTAGCAATTGGAGTAGCTGCGCCAGCAGGTTGCAGGTATTCAATCAATTGTTGTTCGCGCATTTCTGAATAAGCTGCTGAGTTAACAACTAATGTCGATAAGGTGTTATCCATTACATCACCCATGCGGGCAAGTGCCTTAACAAAGTCTGCGGCAGATAATTCCTTTTCAGCGCCAACACCGAAAGACTTTGCAGTTGCAATATCTGCGTTGTTGAAAGTGGCTTTAACAGTATCTAAAAGAATCTTTGTATCTTGGCGAGTCCACCAGTTGCCAAAGCGATTAGCAATCTGCTGTTGGGTACTTGCACCAGAAATTAAATCTCCCCAGTCAGTATTACCGAATGACTTGCTTTGATACATCTTAATGCCGTATTCCATAGCAGAATCAACACCATTAGTTTGAATATCGTTAGTGTCATTCCATTCATCAGCGTCGCCGGACAAGTCGTTCATTGCTGGGATTTCTACTGTCCGACCCGGTTGAAGCAATCGGCCACCTAATACTGGGTCATTTTTCAAGACACCAGATTGAACAAAGCGGTTAGTTTGAGTACTTTGACGATAGATCCAGTCTAGAAAGACTGTTGGTTCAATTAAATTACTAAAATTGGTAGGGTTTCCGTTAATTACGGTCATTACCTACACCTCCTATTTAAGTTTGTTATACAAATCTGGGTTCTGACGATAAAGGTTAGTCTGCTCTTCAAGGCTCATCTGCGCAAAATCTTCGCGTGTCATAGAAGCGTTAAATTGTTGACCGCCATTCTGTGGTGACTGATTACCCGTAACTTTCTTTTCAACAGCTTCCTGAACTGCTTTGTTAAATAAGTTTGTAAACTTATCTAAGTTATTGTTACGAACATCTTCTTTAACATCACTAATAAACTCCGCAAATTCAGCTGGAATATGTTTATCAGTTAGAGCCGTTTTGGTTGCTGCTAAGGCATCTTTACGGTTCGCTTCATCTAACTTCTCTTGAAGGCGATCTTGCTGCTCCTTCAGAGCTTGTCGTTGCTCTTCTAAATCGGCTTGGGCCTTCTCACTAGCATTCATGCCGGCTCGTTTTTCGCCCTTTTCAAGCCATTCTTGTTCCTTTTGCCTCAGCGTCTTTTCAAAGTCATCTTTGAGATTGCTTTCAACTTCCTTAGCTTTAGCAGCCATCATTTTCCCAATATCATCCTGTGTATAGGTTTTACCAGATGGCTTGGGATCTTTAGGATCTTGAGCAGGATCGCTAGATGTTGGCTTTGGATCAGTTGGTTCAGGGCCATTACTTGGATCAGCAAAGAATTGCAAATTTGTTTTCATCATCAAAACTCCTTTTTTAAGTCCGTAGACTAAATTGTTTGTAAGTGCAATAACTAGATCGATTATTCTTTAACGCCTGTAATTGAGAAAAAGGCAAAATAAAAAAGCACCGTTTTAAGTGCTCTAGTAACTTATTCGGTTAAAACGCGATCCAGTTCACCAGACAGCAGATTCCCATCTTCATCACAGGCTACCAGCTGGCAGCGACACCTTGGATGAGTATCCGCGACTGGAATCGGTGCTTGTCCATAGGCAAATTTTTGTTTATCGAGTGGTTCACAAATATCACAAACATGGCCATCTTCCTCGGTTAGCCACATTACATACTGAACATTCTGTTCATCATACGCTCTGTTCTTACCACTGTTGCTATTGCGTATAGCTTCACTGGTTGTTAACGTATGAATTCTGGATAGCATCTGATTCATTGGCGTTGCTAAATTGTCATCAATACGATCACCATTTTGAGGAATATTACGAGTCATTTTATTGATATCTGATTTTTTCATGCCGCGACTCAAACCCTTGTTCAGGGTTTCTTTCATTCGCGTCGTCATGACGTCGCCATGCACCCAAATTCGTTGAGAATACTCAGCTTGGTTGGCTACTTTAGCCGGAACCGTTGTTAACTTATTAGGGCTAGAGTCCTCATATCCGTTGATGTACTGCTGCTTAAGTTCATTAACGGCAAATGATTCACTTCTTGCTGTAGCAATGCTCATACCGGCGCCAATCATCGCACCCAACATATCACGCCGAGAAATAGATGCTTGGGCAAAGATTGCTTGCAAGCGTTTAGACAATTTATCACTAGGACTAGCGTTAGCTAGCATTTCATCAATTGCTTGGTAAAAGCTCTGAATATCCCAGGAATTAACCTGTTGAGACACTTGATTAAGGGTTAAGCCATTATCATCAGCATATTCGTTATAAAACTCTTGGAGATGATTACCAATGATACTTAAGGCTTGCTGATAAAAACCGTCAATCGTCTGATTGTTGCGGTTGTCCCGTTTGATCATCTTGTTGATCTTCTTGCGTTCCTGCTTGATCGTTGTCATCATCATCACCCGATCCGTTGTTCATCTTTTGTGCCTTAGCTTGTGCATTGGCAATCAGTGTAGCGGTCCGATCATCTTGTTGAGATCCTTCATCGTCAGATCGCTTTTTTTCCTGACCGGCAGGAATCCCAGTAATTGGTTCGGCTAATTCACGTAATGTTTGTGCAGAGAACTTGCCAGTCTGATTCAGACCTTGAATTAATGTCATGGTTTCCTGGTTGTTCTTAGGCAAATTAGGCGTAAACGTAATGGTTATATTATCGGCTGGATTACTGTCATCCGTCACTTTGATACCTGTGCTCGAAACATAACTCCAATAAATTGCCAATAGTCGTAGCCGTCTTCGCAAGCCCCGCTGATACAAAGTTTCTGACATAGCCATTTCTTGATCGGATCCCCATAGTTTATAAGCCATAGCAACACCAGAGGCGTTGGCTGCAAAGTTCTGATCTGTTGTATCTGGTGTGTTAGTGTCTTTATGAATATCAGATAACAACTGCTGAATATAAATCTGCCACTCACTAGCATTCAATGACTTGGTTAAATAGGCCGCCGAAGTATTGCTGATAGTTGGCGAACCATTAGGATTTTCATGCACGTATGGCTTTAGATAAAGCACATTGGCCTTGGTATCTAAAACTTTCTGCACCATAACCGGTGCGTTAGGCTTGCCATTTGTCGTTGACTGGTTTGTATAGCCGCCGCTCACGTTATCGAGATATACTGGCTGGCCTTTGGGATCTAGCATTTGTTCAGTCTTACCAGACCGATTAGCAACTTTCCCATTAATCATCAACATCGCGTTGCTAAAATCTGCTTGTGAGTTCGCCATTTCAGATAGAGCTTGGTCATAGGCATCAATTTCATCTAGTTTAGTTTCCCATGCACCAACACGTTCCTCATTCAATCGATATTCAGTTAATGGAACTTGTTGGAAATAGTGTTCCTCGTCACTAGTTAATGCCCAATCAGAATCAGGATTGGCACCAGCAGTAAAGTGATAGATGTGGTTGTCGGTATAAACCTCAATTTGATAATACGTTTCATCAGCAACGTTCACGGCATAATAACGAACAGCAAATAGTTCTACAGGTTCTACGTCGGTAGACCAGACTACAAATGCGCTGTTAGGATCAATCGCCGTAATCTTAGGTTGCTTAGTTCCTTCGGGTACATACAGTAATTCATAAGCTCGCCCAACATTTGCCAGATTTTTCCCCATAACTTTTTCATGATATGGTTCATCATTGGTTTGATTAAAATCATTTACAGCCTGAATAACATTTTCACCAGTATCATTTTCATCATCTTTATTTTGATAGCCAAAAGTCAACGGCGTTCCAAACTCATAGCCAACTTGAATATTGGTAATGTATCGTGCTAAAGCACTTGATATCCGATTGTCAGCCCGATTAGAACGCTTATTAGACAACCAATAGTGAATGTTATTATCAGCTAAATAATAACGTTCCAGCTCCAAGATTCGGGGCAGTTGATTATTAAAGTGATCGCTGACGTACCATTGCACTAACTTTTGAAATTTATTTGGATCATCTTTAATTGGTTGCCATGAGGATACTGGAATGTTGTATGATTGATTAGTTTGAAATGCATATCGATTACCATAACGTTGACCATTTAATAAGTTAATGGAATTTGGCTGTGGATTAATTGAGCGATAATGTGCTGATAAATCATTTGTTTCTGCCATTCCCATTTACCTTACTTTCATCGTTTTTGTGTAATTCACAATATTTATGAGCAAATTTAACGGCCAACAACTTTTTAGAGTCATTGACCGATTTATCTGTTTCATTAATGTTGTCATTCACTAATTTTGCTAAACTTTCAAATATCATTTTGACATCCAAACCAATTGGAATGGAATAAGTTATGCCACGATCTTTAAATTCAAGCGGTTTGCCATTCAGCATTGGTTCAAACACATTCATATCCATTGATGCCGTTTGCTTAGTTGTTGCTTGTTTTTTCCATTCTTCCATTGTCATTAGCTTTGACATTTTCATCACTCCTAAAACAAATCATCGGGATAATCGATCAATCCTTTGTCAGCGAGCAGTTGATCTTGCTGATCATAATTATCGTGCGGCTGATTATATTCATGATTCCATTGACGTGTTGCAATCGCGTAACGAATAGCATCCATCACGTGGTCATGTTCTTTGACTGGTTCACCCGTTTTGTCATTCCAGACGTACTGATAAACCTCATCTAAGAACTGCTGTATGCCTTCTTGAACGGCCATAAACTTATGCTGCTTAATAAGCCCCGCAACTTGTTCAATGCCCTTTAAAACGGATTTATACGCATACTGAGCGTTGATGCTATTTTCCTTGAACTTGTCAATATGTTCAACTCTGGCCGTGTCACAATAAAATGGAATATTGTACCCATAATCTTGTTGAACTTGTTTGGCAATCTTGACCCAATACATAATCTGCTCCAAATGACCAGTATGCTCTTCAACTAAGTAAGTATTACCATCATTATCATCAGCCAAAACAACAATTGACGTATCATGCTCGTATCCCCAGTCAACACCGCAGTAATATGTTAACTGTTGATCAGCAGTTCGTTTGTCAAACTCGGCGCGCTTAATTAGATTCTTTGATTTGTCAAAGTCTTGATAAACTAGTCCTTCACCAGCAACCCATAATCCGAGTATCTTACGATCATAAAACATACCAGACGGCGTTGTTGATTTTTGACCAGCCACATATTCTGGATCCAATGAGGTGTTATCGTCCATTGTAAAGTGATTGCTGATGATTTCGCTAGAATGCTTAGGATTATCTATATAATCCGTTTTGAGCCAATGTGTGGGCACATCAGGGTTAGTATCACAAACAACTCGTGCACCTGGTGTAGAGCATCGTGAACGGATCTCTTCGAATACTTCTTTATTGGCAAGTGAGGCTTCATTGATGTAGGCTCCAAACGAAGTCATTCCACGAATAGCGCCCAATCCAGATATAGATCCTGTAAACGTCTGAACTATTTTAACTGCCGGCAAACCAGGGAATTTAATCTTGAACGAATTGTGTTTATCAAATTTAAAGGTCAATCCAAATGTATTAGCAATTTCATTCAAGATGTTATTGGCAATTGATTTGCTTGAAACTCCAGCCAGAATGTACATTGGATATTTAACTTTCTTAGATCGTGCAATTTCAGCAGCATGTTTAACTTCATAAAGAAAAACAAAATTATCAACAAATGTTTTACCAGCACGAACGGCACCGTAATTAATCATCAATTTCCAATGACGATTATTCAGTTCTTGGTTTAAAACCTGTTGTTGCTTCTTAGTAAATAGATTATCAATCGTCATTCTGATCATCCTTCGGAACGTTCTTAGCAAGCTTGCTCAACATATCAGTTAATGCATCCATTTGATCATCTTTATCATCTTCGAGGTCTGCTAATTTAGCTTCAACAATCTTGGCTTCCGCATCCATCTTACGAATCTTAGCTTGAGTTAATCCCTTATTATCATTATTTAGTAACCCGCGATACTTAAGCCATAATTCAGCTGAGGCGACTTGTTCCTTAGTTGCTGAGGGCGTGATCACCGTTTTATCGGTCATATATTTTAGCCTAGCAGTAATTGAATTATCATTACCCAATTCTTCTTTAACAAGATTATCAATCTCCACATAATGACGTTCAATTGGTTTCCCAGCAGCAATCCGATAGACGTTTTTGAGCACTTCGTCAGCTTCGACAGACTCGCGTTTTTCAACATCGCCAGTCTTTTGTTGAATATAATTTTGAATTCTAACATTTTCTAACAATTTCTTAGTTCCAACACTGGCATAGTTCTTAGAGTAGCCTGCTTTTATAGCCGATTGATAAGCGTTGTTAGTTTTAATAAATTCATTAGCAAATTTACGCTGTTTTGGCGTTAACTTTCGTGTCATTACATACCACCACACCTCCAGGCTAGTTATTTTATGTATTAAAAAAGCACCGCAATTAAGCGATGCTAATTTTTACATATTGTGTTCTTCCCATAACTGTTTCAGTCGTGAAATTGCTTCGTCCCAATCTGTTGAAATGAGTCTGCCTGTACCAGCTTGGTTTTTATATAAACTAGGCACATTGGGAGAAGTTAACAGCCCCTCCTGAAATAGCTCTTGAATAATATCTAAAACCTTATTCCCATCCAACTCATAAGTTTCAGCTTCCTGTGCCAACTGCTCTGGACTTTTCCCAGACTTAATATTACCAATCAAATATTCATATTCATTGCTGTATGTCATGCAATCATCCTTTCTATAGGATAATATAGCACTTTAAAAGGCTGACACGTTATTTAACAACTTCCCAATCATCGCTAAATAATTCAATATTTGTTTCTTTCCATGGCACACGTCCAAATCTGGATTGCACATATAAATACGGCGCTGTCATCTTACTGTGCTTATCTGGATATTGAGCAAATATAACAACATCCGGCTTCCATTGAGGGAGTCTCATACCTTTTCCACTTTTCACTTGTTCTAATGCTTCGCCAAAATCCATAGTTATTTATTCCCCTTTTTCTTCAAATTAAAAGCGCCCTCTTTGCGAAGACGCTTCTTTAAATCCTTATCCAGTTGTTTATCTATCTTTATTTCTTCATTGGAAACATAACCGTAATCGGTTTGCTTCATGGGCGTATATGGATGTCTACAATCACTCATCAGTACCACCAGCCCCTATAACGGCCATATTCAGCAATCCCGGCTGGTAGCAACATGACCAGGATTAAAATAATTAACGTAACCACATTGCCACCTCCAATTTATGTATCAAAAAAGCCCACGTTTTCCGCCGCAGGCATCATGTAACTCACTACAGTTCAAGTTCTAGACAACATAACATACAAGTTTTTGTTTTTGCGTGAGCTGCATGTTCGTTGATTGGACGTTCTACTCATTAATTTTTAGGAAGAAATTACTTTGTACAAGTCCAATCAACAACGTGACTGGCAGGGAATCGAACCCTGCACGGTAATCTTTCCGCCCTCTTCGTACGTATACGTTACAGCCACACATCTAATCTCCAAAGGGTGAAACTCTTTTAACAAATTCCACAATACCAATATAACCCCTGTTTTTGCATTTTTTCGGCAGAACATCGGCAGATTGTCGGCAGAAAGTCGGCAGATTATCGGCGAACTTTTTTTGCTCGCAGTGTATCACGAGGACAAACTATCGCAAAAACCCACAAGGCTTGTTTCTGGTAATCGTTATATGTACGCTCAGCCAGATAACCTAAATCATACTTCTCCGCTAAGCGTTCACAGCACTTTTTGACCGTGTAGTGATTAATGAACCGGTATTCCAACAAGTCGGCTAAGAAGGCGTTTTGATCATCAATGGAGCTCATGAGTTGAATAGTCTTCAAACGTAGCTCACATTCCATCTTAGCGGTGGCTTGTTTAATCATTTTATCTTCCTGCCGGGTATGTCTTGGATCTGACTGTGCCTTTGGCATACCGTCCATCATCGGCGACTGCAGGGAGAAACTGAATCTAGCCGCTTCAAGTTGCCAATCCCGATACTCATATAAAAATTGTTTAGCATTTTTTATTGTTTGTTTTCTATCCAATAAGCCAAAGACACTATCCATCTCCGCAACTCCTTTATTTTCACCTTAGTTGATGTTATACTGAAATTGCCTATCAATTAGCATCACCTTGGCTCCCGGAAACGGGAGCTTTTTTATTTGCTCATTTTTCCTTCACCTCCACGTAAGTCTTTTTAAAAATGTCATCAGCGATCGGCCAGTGCTCGCCATTAACACCCGTAGCAATCCAGTCACCATCATGAACCCTCATGTCACCCTCAAGCGTTGGAATAACGGGATTGGTTGCCATCATACCTCCGTCTTTAGCAGTATCACCAAAGACCATCGGATACGCATCATGGCGCATATGCACCCATTTTTCATAATCAAATTGTTCAGCCTTAATAGTTGCTGTTTTACGGTATATCTTAATCATTTATCTGCCTCCATATGATAGACATGGTCATTAATGAACCACTTATCCTTTTGAGCATCGTAGTAGACACTAGGATATTTCTTTTTTAAAATACGCCTGGCCTTACGATACGAATGTCCCTTATCCTCAACCAGTTCCCAGAATTTTTGATCATATTGCAAAATTAATTCTTCATCGCTCATTTGTTTGCCCCCAATTGTCTTGTTCGTTCGTGCGATTGCACCGTATTTTGGGAGTTGATTTGATGTTGATAATTTACAATTATTCTACCTGCCGTAGATACTCTAATTCCCAAAATATGAGCAATGGTTGCTGTGGGATAGCCGCGATTATAGAGCTCGACGACTTCCCGACGAATCTTGGCAGCTTCACGTGCTGACATATCCCCCCATTTTGCGGGATCGGAAACTTAAAACTGGCCGTTCAGTCCGCTTAAGAACGATTGCTTGCCATTCAGGTGAATCATCGGGAGCTTCAGCGACTGATTTATAGCGTCTCTCACATTGTTGGATCAGGACTAACAACTCATCATAGAAGCGCTTATTGGCCCGATTATGATCGTGAATGATTTTTTTATAGTTGCGAATTTTTAACTCTAGTAATTTACTCATAAGTTCAACCTCCCTAATATTCCTCAAATATGCCGTTCTTAGCGTCGTACTCGGCGATTACCACCGGTATCTGATACCCATTCCCAACAAAAACCTTTATGGGTGCGCCTGCCCACACGGTGATTAGCACACTGCCCGATATGATGACAATTAAAACCTGCTTTCTCAGCTTGAATGCAGCTGTCCCATTTTTTGACAACTTTGCGTGTCAAAGGATCAATCTGTAAAACAGGTTTGTTTTGGCGTAACGCCCGTTTTTCATAAAAGTGATCTTTTTTAAATTTTTGCGCTCTTTTATGAATCCATGTGCCATAGTTGCTGTTATATTCGTAAGTGCACCATTCCAAATTATCAACACGGTTATTTGTTTTGTCCTCGTCTCGATGATTTATTATGGGAAAATGATGTGGATTTGGAATAAATGCAATGGCAACCAGGCGATGAATTTGAACATTATGGGGCTGACCGTCTGATCCCATTAACTGTGAAACGTAATAACCATTTCCATTAATTGATGGATGAAGCATTCTTGTAGGCACAGTATTTGTATGCTTGTGTCCAATTCTGTGTGAGCGAAGTCGGCCTAGGCTTGAAATCTCATATCCTTTAAATCCTTTTATTTTTCGCCATTTCTCAATCATTTTTGACCACCTCAAGCAACTGATTCTGAAAAAGTACCCATCTTATAGTCGTATACTGCAATAATTACTGCCACTCGATACTTGGCCATGAACATCTTCATACGCAAGACAGACGCTCTGGTTAACGTTGCACGACCGCCTTTGGTATCAACAACATTGTTCAACTTGCCAAACATGCAATCACCTCGTTTCTTGGTATATAATTTATTTAATATTAAACGAGAATGGATGTGACCATTATCAACTGGATTAACTTAACATCATTAATTATTTCCGGTTTGTCTTTAGCAATTGCCATCATAAGTGTCCTACGAACAAGCGACAAAATTGAAATTATGTGGCATGGCCAAATTGTGAAGGGGGATATCGGCGATTTCTTTTTGTCAAACGATAATTCGGTTCCTTTATCACCATTAACTAACATGGAAAAAAAGCTCAAAGATCCTAAAACACCAACCAATGCCCAAGCAGGAATGGCCCCACAAAATCCGTATTTAATGCAGCTTACCGTTATCAACTATGGCGCAAATAACATCGGATATTGGAATCTCGTGGTACGTACTGAAAGCGGAATTGAAGTTCCGATTGAAACACAACGAAATTTAGATATACAAGGTGTTAAATATGTCTTGCAACGAGTCAGCCCATCACGCTGGTTACCAATTGATATTCCAGAGGAAAATCATGGACTATTTAAAGCTCATTCCTTCTATGAGTGGAATATCCTTGTTGACCTCAATGGAATTAAAGCATCAAAACTCACTGCTGAAATTGCAATCACCAAAAAGAAGTGGTTAAAACTTCACCGAAAACAAACATATATTGGTGTGCCTGCTGAATTTGATTTAAACAAATCATCGATTGTGATAAAAAATAGCGATATTTATCAGCAAGCACAAAATAGCAAACATCAAAACAATTAAATCTAAAATTGTGTTGGATGCCATAGTTTTCCCTCACACTCCTTCGTCAATTTCGTTCATCCGTTTCTGGGTCATAACCCCTAATTTGATAAGATCCTCCGGCTTTAACCTGGTCGGTCTAACATGATACTTACGACTAAACCCATCCGCTCCCAGCGTATGAAACTCAGTATGGTGTTCTCGGCATAAAGCCATGAACCGATGTTGCCGATGATCAGCTAGCTTACGGGTTTCCGTCCCCACTGCGTCCCAATGATGAATATCAGCGTGCTCACGTCCACAAACGGCACATACCCGGTGACGGCAGCACTCGTATTGGTAATAGGCTTCATCCTTAGGCAATAGCTCATACCCTTTTTTAAACGGCACGTGCCATTCAAACATAAAGTCAATCACTAGGTCGAGTAACTGGTTGGCGTCGCTGACAGACGATTTAGTGGCGTCTGATAAGCTGATGGACTTGCCAGCGGTATAAAACTCATACTGGGTATAAAACAGAGTCTTTAGGAATTCCTGGGGAACTACAAAATACTCAGCAATATCATTTAGCAGGGCAAAGAATAACCGCCGTTGCTGTGGTCTAGCTTGGCGCGGATCGGCAAACGTTAGATCCACCCAAACTTGATCTGATTGGCCGTTGACCGTCTCTAAATGGTCTTCATCGGGTTCTTGGCTGAGATGTACCACCAGATCTTTACCATGTCGTTGAGCAATGATTCTCATGTGTCCATAACCTTCTTTTTCTGTTGGGCAACAGCTGCTTTAAAATCCAAATACTCCTCGGCTGGCAGTTCTGGATACCATTCGAAATCATCGGGCAAAAATCCTTCGTGCAACTGATTCAACATAACCATTACCGCAAAGCAACGAAAGATTTCACGACAGTCATTGTCATATTGATTGCCACCATTGCTGACAACTGCCCGTATTTGATTTTCATAACGCTTTAAAAGCCAATCCGGATGAATCTCATGTTCAGCCAGTTTAACCATTTCGTTAGCCCAGGCGATTTTTGTCATACTGTCGCCCCCATCCGATGATCAGCGATGTTGGTAAACAAGATTGTGTTGCCGACCCCGTGATTAGCCATCCGGCTCACCGCTCGGCTGCCATACTTTTCTTTAAACGCACTGCCGATGAGATTCGAGGTGACAATCGTTGCCATGTTCTCACGGTAGCGCCATAACTGATCTGCCAAGTCCAGTGAAAAGTCGGTTGTCCGTTCACTGCCCAGGTCATCGATGATCACGAAATCGGCTTTTTTAAGCTGTTCCATCGTGCCATCGGTTTTACGCTGTAAATCTGGTTTGGTGATACCAGCTTTCTTGTCAGCAATTAACTGCCGCCAGTCAACAAACAGTCCGTGCTTGCGGTAGTGAGTTAGCTCCCAAATCCGGTAAAGCATGGCAACTGCCAAGTGCGTTTTGCCAACGCCAGTGTTACCCAGGAGCATCGTGTGGATTGGCTCACCCTCGGCAATCTGCATTGCCAACCGTTTACAGTGTTTTTTAACTTCATCCTGTGTGGAAGAATCTGTTATATAATTACTAAAGCGGTGGTTAAAGGTCTTACCTGAGCTATAGATGCTGTAAGCATTGAAATACTTGATAGTGGCGTTCTTACGCGCTTCCTGCGATAGTTTTTCATTACTTGGTGTTGTATGCTTCGGGATTGGCTCTTTATAGCCGCAGTAAAAGCAAGCACCGTGCATTTTCTTGCCAGTTTCTGGATTAAGAACCTTTGGCCGTAGAATCAGTTCCCCACACACGGGGCACTTAACGCCGTAGGGTTCTAGCTTGTCTAGGAGATTGGCAAAGACTTCATTTGCTTGTTTCAAAATGGTTCGTCTCCCTTCTGTGGTGAGCGAATCGGTTCGGGCTTAACTTCGTGACGATACCTAGTGGATCCGCCAAAATCTCTAGGGGTATCGCCGTTGAAGTTGAGCTCGTTTTGTTTTATTGGCCGTTCGTTCAAATATGATTCAAAATGCTTTGGGGCAAACAGAGTTGATGGCCTCAAGAATTTATCCATGTCTGTTCCTGCCCACTGTGGGGTTTTGATATCGATTACTTTTTTAAAATCATCAACGGTGTAGTTATCACGTAAACGGGCACTAATCAGTTTCACTGTGTCTTTAGAGTTTGCTTTGAAGTGTTTAGAAGTTTGGGAATTAAGATAAGCAATAACCTCATGGACTTGTCCTTTGAGTTGGTCTGAGCTCCGCTTCTCGACATTATGTTTTAATTCTTTATTCTTAACTTCTTTACTTCTTAACTTCTTGTTAGTTGTAAAAGATTCGGAATCTATTCGGAATTCATCGGGAATCTTTCCGGAATCTTGCTTGGAATCTTGTTTGGGTGAACCTTGATATTTCCCCCAGTTAGCAATGGTTATAAGCCGATTCTTGTTTGTACTTTTCCATGTAAGAAATCCGGAATCTTTCAGGAATTTAAGCGAACTGCGAACGTTATCTGGGCTAATGCCAACACCGGCCTTTTCAGCGATGCTTTTTAGTGAAGTTACAAACTCGCCTGGTTCAACATGATAAGAAGTTCCAATCCTTTTCCAATCCTTAGCTTGACTGTTTGCCATAAGCAGAATTGTAATCATGACCGTTTTTTGTTTGGGGGTGGTTTCAGTCCAAAGATGATCATCGATCAACTTTCGATATAACTTGATCCATCCATTCATCTGATCTCCCCCTTACGTGTCTCGAAATGTAGCAATGTCATTTTTCAAATTATTCACTTCTTATGCCTCCCACCCACCACTTACATTTATTAATTTAGAACGGTAAATCTGAATCCTTAACATCAACAGAATCATTGCTGTTCGCAAATGGATCGTCGTTATCGTTTGGCAATTGCGCACCAGTAGCTGGCTTGCTACTAATTTGCCCTGCGTTAGGACGCTTAACACCATTTGGCTGACTACCTTCTTGGCTCAACTTGTGATAGCCACGTACTTCCAAGTAAATGTTGCCCTTGTTGTTAGGTTCCGCCCAGTTCACATCGATAGATAATTGCTTTCCAATTAGTCCCTTAGCACATGCTTCAATTGATGGAACATCGGTACCATCAGGAATGCCAATGGCTGTCAGTAACGTATTGAATCGCTTCTGCGATGTTTCAATGTCGTTATCATCCCAAGTGAGGTTCTGGTAACGAATCTCACCGCCTTTGTATTTACCATCCAGCACTTGATAATCAATTGAAATATACTGATTACCACGTCCTGATTTATTGACCTCAGACCGTACAATCTTAACGTTGTACGTTCCTGCTTCCTGTACACTTGCACCAAATACATTCTTAGAATTAACCGTTAGCCATGCCATTTTCTTTTTCCTCCGCTTTCTTTGTAGGTAGTTTTGTTACATTGGATTGAATCAGTTCGTTTGCGTGGATCAACTTGCGATCATCTAAACGGTTCTTTGCATGATTACCTTGCTCTGGATCTAAGTCAATCATTCGCTGACTGTCTTTGAGATAAATCCGGCCAACGACATCAAACATGCTGGTAAAGGCGTTAAACGTCTTCTCATTCATGTCAGCCGCATACCGACCAGCCCCCGTTAAACCAGAAGTGCCATTGTCTACTTGGTGAGCTGTCGCATAAATGGTGGCACCGCTCTCCTTGAGCATCGTGCCCAGGTCTCGAAACCAAAGTTGCAATTTCTGATAATTCTGTCGATTATCCTTAGCTGCGTTGTCGATATTTTCAAGGACGTAGTTTTGTAAGGCTGACATATTATCAAGGGCAATCACTTGATAAATTCCTTGCTTAATCGCCCAATTGATAACCTGAGTAACTTTGTCTTGAATCTTGGGCATATCCAATTTGCTAAAGATCACCACATCAGTGTCTTTATCACCGATTAAAACGTTGCTGGATAAATCAAAGCTGAAAAGTATTTTGTGGCCCTTGAACTGTTTCAGCAAGGTAGTTTTTCCAGTGCCACCGTCACCATAGATAAAATACATATTGGGAATTCGTGGAATTTGGCCATTCTTGTAAATCTTCATAATTGATCACCTACTTTATTAGGGTGATAGCTGACCGATTCCTTTTCAATCACAGTAATTCCAGGAACTTTCTCGCCATTCGGATCAATAGCCACGCCCTGATAATCAGTCAGTCGCTTCTTGAAGTCGCCCCATTTAATGTCTTTCTTCAACAAGTCCGGATAATTCTTTTCTACAAACGGAAGAAGCTTACTTGGCTCACGCTCGTACTGCTTACTGTGGCGAACACTGGTGTACCCAGCGGGAACTTTAACCTTGCCATCAGGTTGCGTTTGACGATACTGTTCAATCAACTGTTCAAAGTAATCCTGGCTTTCTTTCAATGGTTTAGTTTCGCTTTCGTACCATTCCTTGGTTTGTTCGTCAAAGCCGGCTTTTTGTTGCGCTTTGATATCCAGCTCTTGCTTAACCTCAGCTAATTTACGAAATGCCCAGTTTGCTTTGTTATCGTCATCAATAACAAATGTTTGTTTTTCCGGTGCCTCTTTAATTTCATCCATAGCTAATCCTCCTCGTAGATACCGGTAACTTCGTAATCATTTAGTTTATCTTTTTCTTTTCTGAGACAAGTCAGCAACGCTTCTTTAACGATCGGGTTGCTTTCCTGGTCATAAGCTCGTTCCAATCCAGTGACTCGCAAGCGCGCATATTTAATTTTTCTCAACCCATATTCCAGCTTCTTGTTCATATTTCCACTCCTCCAATATCCATCTCGTCTTCATACTGGTCTTCATATTCGGCATATTCCGCCTCGGCCAACTCCTCTTGTGTTGGCTTTGGATCTTCGTATTCATCAGCCATGTTTTCGTAATACTCATCCTCATTCATGGTTAATTGCCTCCTTCACGCGTTGCCATATTCCCTTACGGGGGTTAGAATAAATATATTGATTAATTTGATATGTGCTTAATTTAGAGACGTTTGACAATCCTACTTGTCGAGCGTCTTTTTTGTTGTCTACTTTATCCATGTCGCTCACTCCTCTTCTTCCAATCGTGCGTGGTTATCTCATGACCAATAGCAATTCCAATCATCAAAATCATCAACCAATCCGATGTAATCACATTCCAAATCATGATTGTTAGATCTTGATACCAAGTCATATACATCGCCTCCTAGAATCCGTAGACCGTGTGATTATGGATCCATTTCTCAACTTCTGGTGCTGGATACAATGGCCGTTTCTTACCGGGAATAATCAACCTAGGAAAATCATTCTCATAAAAAACCGGATTAACGGTGTTATATCCACATCCCGGAAAATATCGCTTGATGACTTGCATCTTGGTAAGCAATTCAGTCGTGGCAACATTGGTCTCACTCATATCCTAGCCTCCTAACTTCTGATTGAATTCTTTGATTGGTTCCTTAGGATCAATGTCATTGTATTGGCACCATTCCAAGAACTCAGTAATTTCTGCACTAATCTCTTCGGGAAATTCTTTACTAAAGGCATCAATGTTCTTCCAGTCTTGAGTAGTACGCTCGTTGAGAGGTACAGAAGCGCTTTGAAAAGCAATTGCTTGGATCTCTTTACGATCATCTTCCTGCTTTTCTTGATTGGTCAGCGCTGCAAACAAACCATTACGCACTCGTTTGCTTTTAAAAAACGATAAGATATCGTAATTAGCTCGAGCCGCCGAATATTTGTAAAACCAATCATCAACAAACTTGGCAGTTCGTTTTAACGTATCGTTGTCCATCTTGCGTAATCCTTGACGCCAACGACTAATTGAAGCTTTGCTGGCAGGAATTTCATGTGCCAACTTAGTTAGCGGTGATTTAAATTTGGAACTTTTTAAAGCTAAATCTAATTGCACTGCTTCTTTATACATACCCATCATCTCCAATCGGTAAATAGCCGATAATTAATTTCCAACTTGTCAAAGTACAATACAATCAAGGATAGAAGTTAGCCTTCATTACTAGCTACTGGTTCGCTTAATTGCTTGATAATCAGGATGGTTGCAGTTGACGGTACCCAGTTACGGATATACCTATCAACGTTCTCAAAATCCTTTTCGCGAAGCTGAGCTCGTGTTTGGATTCCCGCAATCTGTTTAATGCCACCGTTGATATCTTTGTAAAGCTTGCCGCGTTGCTTAGTAGTCAAGATTAAGTGATGTGTTTGAACATAGGTATTAACAGCCCCGCCGACAGCATGAGAAATGTAGTTATACTCTCCAGGAGTTAAAGGCTTATTATGTTCCAAATCCTTAACTCGGTTGTCAATTTGATTGATCTTCTTATTGTCTTCATTGGCGTTTTGAAGTAGTAACATAATCTTTTCTTCGGGTGTTTGTGGTAATTGTTGTTTTGCCTTGGCTCTCTTTTCCATGGAAATGAAATATTGTCGAGCTTGCTTGCCTCTGTCCGTTCTTTGAATCATGGATAGTTCCTTGGCCATGTCCAAAGTCAAGGCGTGGTTTACTTGAGGACGGCCGCCTTGGAGTTTCGTACTTTTTTGTTCGAAACCTATAAAATCAACGTTTTCGGTGAATCCATACTCAATCATTCGTTGAATCCAAATTCGATATGGTGTTTCTACTTCTAAAAAGTCATGCAAGTCCCGACCATCGACAGCAACGGAACCATCATTTTGTTTGAAGGTTTTAATTAGTTCGTTCATTTGTATCATCCTTTCGTTCATTTAAATTTGAATCCAACATCATCTTTAGTGGGATAATTAGGCTATTCCATTAAAGGTGGTGACATAATGTGAAACTTTATGAACCCGGAACTGATAACGTTCCAATTGGTAAATACCTTGAAGTTGGCCCTCAAGGTGGTAAACTTCAAAATCCTAGACACGCTACAATTCGTGTGTCTGGTCATCGTCTTCCCCCTGTGAGTCCTGATACTCACAATAAGTGGAAGCATACCAGTGGGCGAACTGATTAACGTTCGTGATACGACATAGTGCTCAAGAACTTATCAATCGCATCGGAGTTGTCTTTATCCGGGTTCAAAATGAAGCTTTTTACGGAGTAACACCACACTAAGCCTAAAAAGTTGAGCTGAATCCAGGACTCAAAGACAACTTCATTTTTTCCATTACGATATTCAGTCATATAATGATGAATCATTCCCTCACCTCCTTTTCTTTGATGAATCACTAACTACTCGCAGTAATTTTGTCAGAATGCTCGGTGACTTGTCGTTCATGTCGCACGGAATCTGCAAAAAAAATATCCTCTACATTTATTCCTAAAGCCTCAGCAATTCGCACACCCAATTTCACTGACGGGATGCTAATACCATTTTCAATTTTGCTAAGATAAGCACGGTTTGTATGAATATCATCAGCAAGTTGTTGTTGGGACATGTTTTTAGATTTACGAATCTTAGCAATGCAGTTTTTCATTATTTCATCCCCTTTCAATTAACAAATTCATTGTAAGCCATAGCACACATGTTGTCAATGTATTACAGTAATTTTTTTGTTTTTAATTTATTTTTTGTAAGACATAGCTTACAATCAATATCAAGGAGTGGACTTTATGACAAACGAACTTGGTAGATATTTGAAACAGCTTCGCGGTAGAGAATCGCTTCGAGATGTTTCCCATCGTATTAATGGAAAATTAAGCTTCTCTTATATTGGTGATCTTGAGAAGGGGATAAATAGACGTGGTAATCCAATTAATCCAAGTCCAGACACACTAAGGATACTTGCCAATGCATATCATGCTGATTATTGGAGATTAATGGAACTAGCTGGATACACCCCTTCTATTGATAAATTAACTATTAAGCCAAATGGTCATGGTGCAACAATTTCGGCAACTCCTAAGTGGAAAACATCTAATGAACCATTAGATGTCTATGGTGAAATTACAGCCGGTCCCCCGACTTTTGCTGATGAGCATATTATCGGTCAAACAATTATTCCGGACACTTTAATAGATAAGTATGGCCGTGACAATTTGTTTGCACTGCAGGTTAATGGTGATTCCATGAGTAAGGTTATCGCCCCCGGGTTTATTGCTGTCTTTGCAAAAGACTGTGAGGTTGAAAATGGCGATATATGTGCTGTTCTAGTAGATGGAGAGAACGCTACATTAAAAAGGTTTAAGGAAACCTCAAAGGCAGTTATACTTGAACCAGAGTCGTTTAATCCTATTTATAAACCGCTCATCTTTCCAAAGGGAATAGAGCGAGATTTTAGGATATTAGGTAAATATGTATTTGCAACAAGCTTATTAAATTAATTATCTAATGAGCTGATAGTGTTAAAAGTCATTTTTTGGGGGATGATAATTTGTCAAAAACATGTGCAATTTGCGGTAAAAAGGTTGGTTGGTTCATTAAAACACAGCTTTTTGATGGGGTATTGTGCGAAAATTGTGCTTCTAAACTTGGCATCCAAGATAAATTTCATAGTGATATTGTGACTGTTAAAACCGCCAAAAAAGCATTTAATGATCACAAAACTATCGACCTAAAAAAATTAATGGTCGAGCAAAAGAAATCTCGTAAAGAAGCAAAAGAAACAGAAAATGCAAACCATCAAAAACAAAAACAACAGTTTTTGAAAGATGGATCTTTTAAGTACGGAAAATTGTATTTGGATGACAAAGCTCAAAAAATCCTTTTCGACAAGTCATTGTTGGAGCCTTTTGCTTTCTATGACTATTCTGACTTTACAGGTTATAAAAAAATATTAATTCCAGGAACCCGTGAAAAGCATCATGGGATTGCACGCGGAATTACTGGTGGAATAATAGCTGGCCCTGCCGGTGCGGTTGTAGGTGCTGTTACGGGTGGAAAACAATATTCTGTGGTGAACCAATTAAGCCTTGAACTCTATTTTAAAAATAAAGATAGTCGGGAAATAAAGTTTCTAACAAGTTCAACTAAAACCGATAGCTTCATTTACAGGAATATTTATAAGTCATTTAACGAAGTGACTCAGAAACTTGATGAGGTTTTAAAATCCAATCAAAAAAAGAGCCCTGTCCAATCTAAGCCTAATAATCAACCTGACAAATTGGATTCTGCTGATGAAATTCGAAAATTCAAGAAGCTGGCTGATGATGGCATTATTACTCAAGATGAATTTGAAGCTAAAAAAAAGCAATTACTTGGCTTGTAAAAATAAACATTGTCAAAATACTGATGACTATAAAAGCTTGGAGCACAGAAAGGCAGATTCTTTTGATTTACACAGACATTTTCAGCATCAAACATAAAGATGCAAAGGTTATTAATACCAAGAATGATTTTAACCGCATCTTTGTTATTGAAGACAAAAACGGCGTTCGGTATACGTGTTTGAAACCAGACGCGCAAAAGATGCCTAAAATGACTAGTCACTTCAAAACACTTAAAGCGAAATCAGCTCCATTAAATTATTTAACACCATATTTTACTGGTAAGCGCACTAAATAATAAGAAGCCCACAGAGGGCTTTTTATTTAGAACGTTTAGAGAACATATGTGCGAAAGGAGATGAGAGGCCATGGCTTCCATTTACAAGCTTAATAAGTCATGGGCAGCAAGATTATCCTACCAAGAGAATGGAAAGCGTAAGCGGCTTAATAAAGCAGGATTTTCTACCAAGTCAGCTGCACGTGCATGGGCAACCACTCAGGAAGCGGAGCTACAGAAGCACGGTGGCAATCACCTTTCCAAGCAAAGCATCATAGAATACTATCAAGAATGGTTTGACACTTTCAAAAAACCAAGGGTTGCTTCGGCAACACAACGGCGCTATATGGCAACAAAAGAAGTAATTGTACGTTATTTTGGTAATCGGTCTTTAGACTCAATTGACTATGCTGATTATCAAGAATTCATCAACAAGCTTGCTAGTAGCCATAAATTAGGTACGGTAAAAAAAGTGCATGGACAAGTTCGGGCAGCTATCCGCAAGGCATTTCAAATGGGTAAAATTTCAGCAGATTTTACTGACGGTGCTGAGATATCTGGAAAACCGGGTAAAAAGCCTGAAGACAAATTTCTTGACCTAGATGATATGCAACGACTTCTGGAATACTGTCTTATGAATATCAAATTCATCACTGATGTTGATCGAGCTATGTATGTATGTGCCCTTCTTACAGGTATGCGCTACGAAGAGGTTGCTGGACTAACATGGGATTGTGTCAACTTTGAAAAACACACGCTGAAAGTTAATAAAGCGTGGGATCACGTGGAACATAAATTTGGACCAACTAAAAACGAATCATCCATGCGGACAATCAAGATCGACAGCCAGTTAGTGTTGATGCTCAAGGAATGGCGTCAAATTGTTAACGAATACATGAACCGACGGCATAGGTCGAATCCTAATAATTTTGTCTTTCTTGCTCGCAGTCGTGGAGCCGTTAGCCCGGAAACAGTTAACCATTTGCTACGAAAAGTATATCAGCAAGGCATTATCTCTAAACCAATCACATTTCACGGTCTCAGGCACACACACGCAAGCTATCTGATATCAAGTGGTATCTCTACCCATTACATTTCTGAACGCTTAGGACATAAAAATACGATCGTGACAGAAACCACGTATGCACATCTTTTTAAGAAAAAAAGGATTGAGGAAGAAAATCGAGCAATGAAAATGCTCGAAAATTTAGATAAAATAAATCAAAAAACATCGTCTGAAATTCATCAAAAATAG